TTTTATTGATAAACACCAGTGATTTTTTATCTATTTTTAAAATTATCGTTCTACTTTTGCTCTATATAATTCGTGAGTCTCTATTGGTTCCCATCCCTTTTTGTCTTCGTTGTACCACATCAGCACCCTGTCCTGATCGTATCTTATGTATGGAGACTCCCAGTTATTTTCTCGTATCCATTCGTAAATGGTCAGTACCACTATTGGTACACTTGTTCTGTAACCCGCATGATACTGGTGTATCATGGTACGCTCTTCTGCTGTCAAGGCTTGTAAGAAGTTGTCAAGCCTTAGCACTTCCGTATATAGCTGTTTCATTGTACTATTATTATCTATACTATTACTTATATACTTGCTCGTGACTTACTTATCAATTGTAACAGAGTTTTTGGATATATATGGTTTATGTCCTCTGCTGAGAGCATTATCATTAGCTCTACATCTGCCTTGTCAAAGACGCCCTCTCTAAGTGCCTTGCCATAATATCGCTCTATACTACACTCTACCAAGTAGTGCCACTGATCATCATACCAATTATTAAGATAGTCATTACTTGTTAGGTCCTCTAACCTATTTACTATTCGTTTTTGCTCGTTCACTTTTTGGCACCATGCAAGGAAATACGCATGTCTGAGTGCTTCATATTGCCTATAACTGCAATCTAAGTAGTACAGCAGGCAATGCCTAAATGTCTTTTGTTTGTCTATAGTTCCCATATTTATTATCTTTGTCTAATGTTCATATACATCTATTCGTTCGGCTCGCAACCGTGGTATAGCTCTGCTTTCTCTTTGTCTATGGTAAGTATCCCACCAGGACAACGCCCCGATACATTACATGCCAAGCCTTCCACTTGTATAATCACCTCTGCGAGCTTCTTACAAAGCCTTGCCACGGCTATATCGGGCTCTCCCTTTTCCTCGTGAGCGAGGAAGATAAAGAGTACATTGCGATAATTTTTTCCCCATTCCCTAAGTTTAGGGGCTGTTAGCTCGTCTTTATAAACTGTGGTATTGTCTATAATCACCACTTTTGGAGCGCGTTGCTTACCTAATGCTTTCTCTATCTCAGTAAGCTCTGTATAGGGTACTATCTTTAACTTGCGGTTGCTGGGGTCAAGCCCACTACGGATATATGCTTCTTGGAAGGACTTACTAATGCCCTGCTCGGCACTTACATACATCACCTGTTCAAACTTGCTCAAGTATTCTGCTAACATTAGCGAAAACCACGTTTTCCCTTGCTTCTCTCGCCCATAGATAATCCAAAACCCACCTACTTCGGGCCTGCCAAGAGCTTTCTCCCATACTCCCTCGAACGGGAAGGTTTTATAGGTTTTCTCCAATAATTGTTTCCCGTATATACCTTTTATTCTTGCCATTGTCTTTATTTTTTATCTCTGCTTAGCATTCCCCCTTTGAAGGGGGTAGGGGGATGTCCCCACCTCGCACTTAGCTTAACTTAATTAAATTCTCCAAATATCTAAGTCTCTTCCAATCCGAAGGGGTTACATCCTTTGTGTTAAGGTCATTTGGATTCATACACTTACGCACAAGTTTGTCCACATCCTCCTTTTGCTTGGCATTTACCGATGCTACATCGCCCAATAATTGGATGTAAAACTCCTTACGATCATCCGTTCCTTGGGGTACAATTGAAGTGATGTCAAAGAAGCGGTCGAATATCTCAGCATAACCTACCTTTTTATGAGCAATGCCACTCTCTATCTTTGCCCTTAGTCCATCGGCTCCCATCATATACCAAGCGCATTCCCCTTGGGTGGCATTCCATAGCTCTTTGAGTTCAAGGAAAGCGTTGTAGTCCAAGTCTCCTGCTTCGTCAAGTACAATAAGAGGCTGTTCTAAGTAGATAAGGCACATCTTGATACTTGCCTTTACATCTACATACTTTCCTGTATTATCCACCCCTATCGTTTTAGCAAGCAATCGGATAAACTGCTGTTTAGTCTTCGCTTGGGAGCAATCCACATAGAAAGCGTTCTTGAGCTTACGAACAATGTGTCGGGAGCAAAAAGTCTTACCTATACCACAATCATCTACCAAGATCATTGATTTGCTGTACTCCTTGCAGTAGAGTAGGTTGTCTTCTATTTCAGTATATACCGCTGTACGAGCTACTTTCCAAGCGTTATCCCTTACCTGTACACCCAGCTGATGAGCAATTACCAACCATTGGGTGTCACTAATGAGTTTCTCCACTTCTCCTTTTTTAAGTCGTGAAAGGATAGCCCCCTTGAGGTTTAGGCGTTTGGCATAGTCGGCATCGGATCCTCCATAGTTCTCACGGTCGGAAAGAATCGCTTCCCTTACCTTATTTTTAAAGTCTATTGATAATTTCATATAGCATATTTTTTTCTCCAATTTTTAGTATATTCTGTCCCTGTACTGGGGTTGTAGAGGATTTGTTTGTCGTCTTCCTCCATAGTATCGTAGTCGTCCAATATTTCTACTTCCTCTGCTTCGCATGCTTCAAATCGCTTGAGGTTGTTAATTACAAAAGAACGTTTTGGCTTCGGTGTCTTGTCTATCACTCCTATAGGAGTAATCTCTTTGCTTTGGTGCTGTACATAGCGTACAATGGTCATTGTATAAGCATTTTGCAGCGCCTTGATAAGGGTGTCTTCCTCGGTTTGCTCGGCTTGAGCACGTTGAAAGCGTGGCATCGGTTGCACCTCACATACATAGCGGTTACCATAGTAAGCTATTGCTTTGATAAGCTCCCCATCATTGCCGTCCAACCAATACACCTCTATATCCTTACCTTCTATCTGTTTCATTTTCTCAATGAGTTGGTCGCCTGTAAGTATTTTTCCCGCTTTGGCTATTGCCATTTTCTGTCTGTTTAAACTGATATAACCTTGTTTGCAACTGGTTTTAACTTGATAACCTATATAAGGCAATATAGCGCGGTAGTTCGTCTCTGGTAGGCTTTCCAATTGGTTATTAAGAAAATATTCCCAACGGCTCACAGTAGGATCCTCATCGTGAGGTTCGTTGTTCCAATCCTCTATATCAGCAAGGCGTGCCTGCACGAGTTCATTATAAGGGATAATCTTGGTAGCACCTTTGCCCGCTTGGTTGGCTTCGTTCTTAGCAAAGGGGCGAGGGATCCATCCGTCGGCATATTTTTCTTTGTTGTTACGCATCTTGCCAAACATACGTTCTATATACTTCCCCTTGGCGTTATTGGCTTCCACTCTTACCTTTTGGAACATATACCCTTCTCTAAGGAAGGTGTCGCTAAAGCTGCTATTAAGGGAGCTTTCGCACTCCAACTCATAAGGGAGTTTTAGCCCCCATTGGTGATAGTTTCTCACTAATTGTCTGTAGAACTCAAGGATAATCCCTTCTTTGCTCTTTCCATAGACAAAGGCTGTCATACAGCGGCTGGCAATATCCACCCCAATGTAGAACCATACCCTTTTTCCTTTTTCATACCAAAATGGAGGTTGTCTGTCGTCAATGGAGAGGATAGACCCTGCTTTGGTGGGTAAGTCCGTTTGTGCATAGGGGATAAATTGCCCCATAAAGGCTTGTCGGTTTCCGCTTCTGAGATTGTAGGAGATGATTTTCTGCTCCCAACTCATCAGATAGGCTTTGATAGTACTTTCGCTCAAGGCAGGGAAGCCCGTAGGTTCGTATAGTTCTCCTGTTTCCTTGTTGAATACTTCTATATAGCCAGCCAAAAAGGCATCATATTGCCGAGATATATCGGTAGGAGTAGGCTTATGGGTTTGTCCTACGAATAAGCCTTGTAGTACCTCTATGACACGCTCATCTACCTTTCGGGCGTTCTGCTTACCCTTTCCATAAGGGTCCTTGATAACGGAGAGGAGTCCATCGGTTTTAAAGGCGTTTAAAGTGTTTTTAAAATGCCTTAAACTCTCAGGCAGGCTATGCTTACGACTTGGGGGCAAGCTCTCGTTAAAGCTCACTGCATCGGTAAGTAAGCTTTGAGCAAGTCCCTTGGTAGCACTCTTTTTATGCAATGCCTTGCGAATATTGAGTCGTTCTTGCTCAAGGGTAACCAAGGCTTGCAGGGTAGTAGCATTGATGATGTAGCGGTCTATCTCTTCATCGGTAAGGTGCTTGTCCCCACGTTTCCATTCACTATAGAAGCGTATCGTTTCGTCTTTTACTTGGTAATATCGCTCTAACAGATGACCCGCTTTTCGTGGATCACCCAGTGCCTCTTGTATCTCCTTGGGGAGAGTGTCATAGTCTATCAGTAGCCTACGCCCATTCCCACCCGATTGGAGTTTCTTAACACCGTAAGGCTTACCTTCACTACGAGAGATAGCACTCTGTAAGGACTTGAGCACATTCCAATACTTAGGAACCAACTCTTCCACCTCCACTGCAACTTTATTATGTAACCATAAATAGGGCATAATCTTTTCTTTTTTGCTCCCTAATGCGATTTCGCTTCGCCAACCTTTCGGTTGTCAGTCCTACTGACTTAGGGAAAAATTCGCTACCTTTGTAGCCTTAAACAAAATATATATTCATGAAAATTGATATTCCAGATGCTGTTGAGCAACTTAAAGAGCTCAAAAAGGAAATAACCAACCTAAGATTAGAAATAGCCAAAAATCTTGTTTCCGTCTCTTCCGCAATTCTTGCCATATTGATTGCCTTAAAGAACGGAGCATCTGGCAACACTCCCCTTTTGCATTATGCATATGTACTCTTTCTACTATGTATCCTCTCTGGTTTAATGTTACTATATGGCGTACTAAAGCAATTTCGCAAGATGGGCAAAGATTGGTTGGCACTAATAATATCATCCTCCCTTGAAGGCTCCTCCTGTTCTGATACCAAACCAATAGTTTCCTCAAAATACGATGGCTTCTTAAAGGTTTTGGAAATAGTTTGCATTTTTTCATTTCTAATGGCTTTAGTATTGCTTATTTGGCATTCATTTTTGTAGCTTGTACTCCATACTACATTAACTCTGTTCTCAATTCCCTTCTGACTAATATCCCGAAGAGAGTTTCTCTCGTCTCTATCACTTGGTGGCTCCAATCTCTATTGATATGGTGTATCACCTGCTTTTTAATCCATTTTTGTATTAACTTTCTCATAAAAACTATTTTTGAAGTTTGCTTTCCAAGGTAGGTGCGACCTACTACGTGTTAAATTTGTAGCGGTTCCCAACCGCCTTGGAAAAATTCCATATATTTGCGTGTTAATTCAAATTTTTTATATATGGAATTGTATAATTCTTTTGTAGAAAAATGGCCTGAAAACACATCACCTATAGTAAAGGCCATTCTTAAGGAGTGTTGTGAAAGTGTAGAGAACTCCCCCACAAAAGTAGAGCAGCCAGAATTGTCTGCCTACATTGCCTTCAAGACGTGTTTGTCCCTAATCATTTCCTCCGTAGAGGCTTTCTCCTCTGAAGAGGAAACAATCAATCTAAATTATCAAGGGCACTCTTTTCAAGTTTCACGTTCTTCTCAGCATTGGAAACAGCTGAAAGCAATACAGTCTGCACTTGCTGATTTAACTTTTTAATCTCCTCTTGAACTACTTCTCGTACCAATGGTGCGAGAAGTTTCTTTATTAACTTTCTCATTTTGCTATTGTTTAGGTTGATTTAATTTCTCTTGCTCTGCTTTTACTTCCGCCAAAACCTCAAAGAGTGTTACCTGATGTACTTGCGGCAAGCCCTTCACTTCTTTTAGCGCCTGCATTCCTTGCCTTATGGTTAGCAGTTGCTCGGCAAACGCCTTATTGACGTACCATTTCCCTGTGCTTGACTTGTAGAAGTGCTGAGGGTGCTTGCGGATACGAGCGTGATACTGCCCACTGGTTACCGAGTAGTTATGTAGTAGCAACCACTCCACGTATGGCAGGGCTTCCATTCCATAGACATTAAGAGACTTAGGCATTTTGATAATCGTTTGCATTGCGATTTTCTCCATTTCAATAAAGTAACGGCGTATCTTCCTGCCCTGCTCATTCCTTTCTACCATTGCCAACTCTTTAGCCATATTGGTAGTGATGAAATAGTCCTTTCTGTGTCTAAAACCTCCATGTGTTGTCGTCTTGACTTCCCCATCTTGGGAAAAAGTTTGATTTTCAATAAAATAATCTTCATTTAGAGTAAAACCATACTCCATAATTCTACCCTGTATCCAAGTAGTAAATTTTCTACCTGTTTGAAGCTTTCCGTGAAGCTCGCGGGCATCTACTAACTGTATACCCTTTTGCTCTGTGATGTTAATTAATTCGTTCATAATGAATCATTTAAAACGTTGTTGATTTCTTTTTCATACTTTTTGTACTCTTTACAAATAGTATCAGCCGTTTCGCTGTTTCGTGTTTTGTTTAGGCACTGGCGTATATAAGTTTTTGATAGCCCAAACTTTACTGATAATTTTTCTACCACTAAAGGGTTGAATTTTCGAGGAATTTTTATACCTTTGTCCATTCGCAAATTGGTTTTGTTTAACGGTGCAAAGTTCGAAATAAATTTCGAAACAAACAAATAATTTTCGAATTATTTTTCGATTAAATGTTTAATTTATTGGTTATGAGTACAATTAATGAAAGAATAAAATCCCTTGTTGATCATTTTTCTCAAGGAAATAACAGTGATTTTGCTAATAAAATTGGCATAAATGAGGCTAATGTTCGAAATTATATAGCTAACACAGAACCCAAATTTAATGTATTAGAGAAAATCGCAAACAATTTCGAAATAAATTTCGAATGGTTGCTTACAGGCAAAGGAGAGATGCTTAAAACAGAAAAACCTATAGTAAAGATAGTAGAGGGAAGAGACCTTGTGCCTAAAGTAGTAGTTGTGAATGAAGAAAATGATGAGGCTTTTATTCCTTTGGTGGAGTACAAGGCGCAAGCAGGCTATCTTACTGGTTATCTCGACGAAAACTATATAGAAAAGCTACCAATGTATAATGTACCTGGACTCTATGGAGGTTCTTTCCGTATGTTTCAAGTAAAAGGGCTTTCTATGTACCCAACCCTGCAGGATGGAAGTTATGTAATAGGTGAATTTGTGGAAAGCTGGGAATATATGACGGATAATCGGGTATATATTATAGTTACAGTCAATGAGGGTATTATAGTCAAAAGGGTTAAAAACCGTATAAGAAAGTATAAATCATTATACTGCTCCTCCGATAACCGAGAGTATGGAAATATAAGGATTCCTATTGAAGACGTTAAGGAAGTATGGGAAGCCAAAATGCACTTATCCTTTGAGTTCCTTGACCCAGTAACGAATTACCAAAAAATTGCCGACCTTGAGGTTGATATATATAACCTAAAGGAACATATTAAGCATTTAGAGGATGAAAAAGGTGTAAAATCGTCCGAAAATTTGATTAAGTAATTGTAAATCAATAAATATGATTATTTTAAGTATTATTGCCCATCTTATGAATATGGTAGGGCTTATTCTTATTTTTCAGTATGGTATTAGTCCTATGACCCCAACAGGAGGAAAGATATACCTATATTCAAGGGAAGCCCTGGAAAAACAAAATACCTCAATGCATAACAAGGAAAGGAGATATAAAAGGTTATCCTTCTTAGGCTTGTATATAAGTATTTTGGGTATGTCTATACAAATGGTGTTACTTTTCGTACCGCTCTTTTAAGCCTGTGATAAGCAATATAGCAAACGCTAAAGTACCTACCAAAAAGCCTATATAACTTACATTTTCTTTTATGTAAGCAAATATACTCATGCCTAATGTAAAACACAAAAGCACAGTTACAAGGATAAGTGCATTTGTTTCTTTAAGTCCCCCACCCATATTTGTAGTATTAATTTAGGTGCAAAGGTAATATATAAATGAGAAATATAGTATATTTTTGTAAAAATCTATTTTAAATATTGTAAATCAATAAGTTATATATTTATTTCATTTGCAAAATACCCCCAACTCACGCCCTAACCTTATCATTTTAACTAAAAAGGGGCTTTTTACCCCCTAAACTCGTGCTTAAAAATATACGCTTTTGCATACCCAACTGCATACCCAACTGCATACCCAACTTTTTAGGGAGGGTATTTCGGGGATATTCCTTACCCTCATTTTCGGGGTGCTTTATAGGGCTTTTCAATGGGCTTTAAAGGCTGTTTCAGGGCATAAAAAAAGCCCTCAAAGGGGCTATTTTAGTGGGGTTAGTAGTTTTTGGGGACAATATATAGGAGGTTACCCATGTAGTAGGTATATTCTACCTATTCCTGTACAATTTGGGGCATTATTTCGGGACATTTTTTGCATATAAATGTAGCCTTTTGTACATTTCGTTTTGTCTCTGTTTTGGTGCTTTTTGGCTTCAATCCCTTTATTTATAAGGCTTTCGGCGCTTTTTTGTATTTTTCCATTTTAGTACCCCCTATTCTGTTGTTTATAGAAAATATTATTTAAGCTGCAAAATAAATATTTTTTGATGGTCATAAATAGTGTTCAATTTTTACCCTTTACTCTATGAACCTCGTCAAAAAAAACCATCTCTTTTCAAGGGAGATGGTTTTGTGAATAATTATAACCAATTAAAAACATTAAAACTCTGCACTCTGTGGGGTACGTGGATAAGGGATCACATCGCGGATATTAGTCATACCCGTAGTGAAGAGCACCAAGCGCTCAAAGCCCAGACCAAAACCACTATGTACGGCTGTACCGAACTTACGTAGCTCTAAGTACCACCAGAGGGTCTGCTCATCCATACCTAAGTCAGCTATTTTCTGCTTGAGTACCTCATAGCGCTCCTCACGCTGAGAGCCCCCTACAATCTCTCCAATACCAGGGAAAAGAATATCCATAGCGCGAACCGTCTTTCCATCCTCATTCAGCCGCATATAGAAAGCCTTAATCTTGGCTGGGTAGTCATAGAGAATCACAGGACACCCGAAGTGCTTTTCTACCAAGTAGCGTTCGTGTTCGCTCTGGAGATCTACTCCCCACTCATCTATAAGATATTGGAATTTCTTCTTTTTGTTGTGGTTGCAGTTCTTGAGAATTTCCACCGCTTCGGTATAGCTTACTCGCTTGAAGTCGTTGTGGATGACAAACTCTAACTTTTCGATAAGAGACATCTCACTACGCTCCTGTTGTGGCTTGGTCTTCTCTTCTTCCAAGAAACGCTGGTTAAGAAATTCAATATCCTCACGACGCACCTCCAAAGTATATTTGAGTACATTCT